CGCAAGTCCAAAAGGAGATACAAATGTCTGAAGAGACAACTCAACCCGTTGACTTGGAAGCTTTTGCTAAAAAAGTAGCTGAGGAAACTGCTGCTAAAATCGCAATGAAGCAAGCCGAGCAAAAAGCAGCCGATGTGGCTGTACAAAAAGAACTTGATGAGAAAGCAACTGCAACTGCAGACGCCAAAGCTCAGCAAGAGGAAGAAGTTAAAACCGCAATCATATCAGGTGTAGAATCAGGTTCTACGCGCTTGGTAGAAGATATGCAAAAAGAATTTGAAGCTGCAAAAGCAGATGAAATCTTTGAGCTTACCAAGAAATTTGAAGGCGAAGTTAAAGAGAAGGCTGACGAACTTGAATCTATGCGTAACAGCAAGTATGAGTTCTCACACAAGTCCCAAGAAGTTTATGGTCGCGAAGTACTTGAAGCTAAAGTATACGGCGCCATCACTGGCAAAGGCTGGAATTCTAGCTTAGGTCAGGAAGTAACTGAGAAAGCTACTTCTTTTGGTGCACAAAGCACAGCCGGTAATCTGGATATTACTGTAACTCAGCAGTTTGAAGAAGAAGTTAAACTCGAAACTAAGCTCATGGGCTTGTTCCGAGAAATCGCTGTTACTTCAGGTGCTACAGTAATGCCTTTCGTTGCGGATGTTAATCCTGCAACTTTCGGAACTACCTACAATATCGATACTGCTGACCAGCGTTTGGATACAGTTGGTGGAACTAACGGCCAGTTCGACGTGGCTAACCGCGTACTGAACACTCAGCGTCTCGCAGCAGGTCAGATGATTGATAATGATGTGGATGAGACTTCTTTGATCTCGTTTATCCCCATGATTACTTCAAGCCTTGCACGCGCACACGGTGTAGCAACTGATCAGGCCATTCTTTATGGTACTGCAGGTGTTATCGCTGGTATCGCTGGCGGAAACGGTTCTGACAAAGGTACTGGTCTCCAGTCTGCCCCAACTACTGTGCTTGCACAGCTTGATGGATTACCTGTTTTTGGTACTGCTATGTTGGAAGCCGGTCGCGCTGCTATGGGTAAGTATGGTATTAATCCTGCTGACCTCGTCTATGTTGTTTCTATGGACGTGTACTACGATCTTCTTGCAGAAGATGGTGATTTCCGAACTGTTGATAAAGCAGGTTCTGACATCGCTGCCAATATTAATGGTATGATGGGTACTGTCTTTGGTTCACCAGTTGTTGTCTCTGCGGAGCTCAACCCTGCTAACCAAGGTACTGCTGCACTTGTTATTAATACAAGCCGTTTTGTTATCCCACGTCTGCGTGGCGTAACAATTGAAACGGATTACGAAGTTGGACGCCAGCGCAACATTCTTGTTGCTAGCCAGGCACTGGGCTTTAAAGCTCTCGAAGGCACCAATGGTGCTCGAGGCTTGGTTCTTACAGCTAACGCGTAATAGATTACTTAGTAATCATGGAAATTGGGGGAGTTCTCTCCCCCAGTTTTTATTAATGGACTTATGGCTGATTTAATAACATTACAAGATTATAAAGACGCTCAGGGCTTATCTACTCCAAAAGAGGATTTAAAGATAAGCACTACGATTCCGTCTGTAAGTCAATTAATAAAAACTTATTGTGGGAACAGTTTTGTAGACTTCTATAGCTCTGCAAAAACTGAAGTGCTCAATGTAGATTGGGCCACTCATATTGTACAACTTACAGAAAGCCCTGTTGTAGCTGTTACTAGCGTACAAGAGAGGCTTAGCTACGACACCCCTTATAGCACCCTGACTACTGGAGGCTACGAGTACTTTCTAGATAATAACACTGATAGTTTATTTCGAACTACCTCTGGAGGTTATCAGAACTGGGCAAGGGGCGTTGGCGCAGTTAAAATTGTATACACTGCAGGATACAGTGTAGTCCCTGCTGACTTAAAACTGGCGGTAATCGATTTGATTACTTACTATATTAAGGACGAGCATAAAGAGAGACGAACTATTGCAGGAGCAAGCATACAGAATGCTAGTAGCTCAAGCCAGTCTAACAATGTGGCATTTCCAGACCACATCAAACGAGTATTAGACTTGTATAAAAACTTTTAATGTCAGCCTCTGGTCTAAGAATGTTTTTAACGCAACTTGTCCAGGAAATTGATGATCTTCCAGGTAATAGCGCACTGAGATCACAACATAACTTAGAGCCACACTCTTTTAGGTTTACTCCAACAGCCCTATATAATAGTCTGATAAAAGAACAAAAGACCTATGAATCCACTGGTTGGAAGATGGATAATTTCGACAAACTTATAATGAAAAATTTATGCTTCAAATATGGAGAGGTATTAACAGCAGAGTTACTAGATTTAGGAGGTAAAAAATTAGGCAAGGGAGGCGTGTCTCTTGAATTCACTACTTCTACTGATTCAGGGCCTCAGAAATTAAGTCCCAATATGCAGCGTTTGAAGGACGACGGTTCGATTATCATGCATGATGATGACGTATTTCAAAAAATCAAATCAAGCTACTATGATTCCATGGATGCTATGTTTCAAGAGCTGCAGGACTACTTCGGGAATCAGGATGCGTTAAACTCTAGAGGAAAGAAAAAGGGTTTTAGAGATAATAAGGGAAAAGGTGGCATCTCACGAGAATTTGGAGCCGTTATAGAGGGCGGTCATGAACATGGAGCAGGTATAGCAGAAACCACTCTAAAAAAATGCTGGGATGCAGCGTTCGAGGCCAATAAAGTAAGTCTAGCTCAGCAAGGGATTAAAAGCGCAAAAAGTTTAAAAGGAAGACTTCAGAAGCTTGGTTTTGATTTATCAGTAATTAGAGCCGACGACGGTGAGGGTTTCGTAATTAGGTTGGAAGATAGATCAGGTAATAGTGCGGAAGGTACTACTGTAGGTAAACTAAAAAAAGAATTTATAGCGGCATGTACCAGCACCATTAGTAAAATAGACCTAGGAAAGATAAAAAGCTCAGACTCTATTGTGGAACGGAATAGAAAACTTATTATTAAGCAAATTGCTGATAAGTTCAAGAAGACAAACGCTAAAGTAAAAACGGAAAATACCGTACTAAATGCAGGAAGCCGGACGGCCGAAAGCACACCGATGGGCAGGGTAAATGTAAAAAAAGCAGGAGGAATCGCTCTTGCTGGACGTCTTTCTATAAAAACGAAAAGGAAAGCAAAACGAAAGCCTAAGCCCCCTAAAATGGGCTTAAAGAATTTACTAGGAATAATAAACGCAAAGCTACCTCAACAAGTAGCAAGCAATATGGGCAGTCCTCGACTAGAGAATCGAACAGGTAGATTCGCCCAAAGTGTAAGGGCTATAGATGTTACGGAAACAGCTAAAGGATTTCAAAGTGTAGGCTACACATATGCTAGGAAGCCTTACGAAGTTTACGAGAGTACTAGCGGTTCAAGATTTGCAAGCAGTGACAGAGACCCTAGAACTTTGATCGACACCTCTATACGAGAAATAGCAGCACAATTTGGTTTAGGTAGATTGTTCACCAGGAGACTATAATGACATCAAGAATTTACGCATCTAGAAGAAAACGCATTGTTGATTCACTTGTCTCTAAGTTAAAAACTATTAACGGCCAGGGAGCTTTTCTAACAAACGTAGGAGAAAATGTACATCCTAGAATGAAATTCTGGGATGAAGTAGATGAATTTCCAGCACTACACTTAAATGCGGGAAGTGAGACACGAGAGTATCAGACCGCAGGAGTACGAGACAGGTTTTTATCAGTAACAATACGTTGCTACGTACAAGAGGAAGATGCTCAAGAGGCCTTAAACGAGTTAATGGAAGATGTCGAAACCGTCATCGAAGATAATTCAAGATTACTGTATACGGACAAACTTAACAATGTCTTCTATACACAACAAATCACAGTCATTAGTATAGATACTGATGAGGGTGTGCTCGAGCCTTTAGGAGTAGGTGAAATACTTTTAGAAGTTCGTTACTAAGAAAATTCTGGCACGAATAAACATTCACGACCAGTCTTTTCAAGATCATAGGGAGAATATACTATGGCTGAATATTTACATTTT